GGAGTCGGGCGTGCCGATGTCGCAGTCGCGATAGAAGCCTGCCGCTTGCAGCTTCTTGATGTCGTTCTCGGTCTTGCGCATCACGTGCGATACGCGGTAGCAAGTCATGATGTCCGACGTGCCATATGGCAGCAGGATGTCCTCTGCCGGGATGAACATCGACACCTGACGGCCAAGGTTCGGATCGAAGTACACCTTCTTGAACGCGCTGCCGGTGGCAGGCAGTGACCACAGCATCCGCTCGTGCTCCGGGCGGAACTCCTGCATCTTCTCGGTCAACTGGTAGTTCATGTCCTCTTGGACGCGCACTGCCACTTCTTGCTTGGCCGGGGTCTGCTTGCCCACGATCTTGGTCTTGACCGGGCCCTGCGCAGGGAACGTTTCAGTAATCGTTTCACTCTGGAACTTCACCACCGCCTCGGTGAGCATCGGATGGAACACGCCCGACGCGCCGTCCCACGGCTCCGTGCGCTCCTCAATTTGCAGCCCCAGCAGTTTCAACCCCGTGACATACGCCTTCTCCCACTCCTTGCGTGAGTTCTTGTCGTTGTCGATGTCACTGGCCAAATCACTGGCCATCGTCTGGATCGCGCCTTCGTCTAGGAACTCGGCAAGGTTGGCGTCGAAGTCTTCGACGGATGGCTCACCTTTTTCGATTTTGATTTCCAAATCGCCTGCCTCGACCGTGACGGACTCTGGGTCCACGATTTCAATCTCGATAGCTTCATCGCCTTCGGCGATGTCGGCGAGACCTTGCGGTTGTTGGAAGAGAGCTTTGTCGATGTTGGTAGCCATCTTTTATCCTTAGTAATACGCTGCGCGTCGGCGCTGAAATAGCCGGTCTTCTTGCTCGTCGGTATCCAGACTGATGAACCCGCCTTGGCGGTAACGCAGCAGGGCCTGCGTTGTCGTGTCCACAAAGTCGTCGTGCTCGCCAACAGGAAAAGACGCCACTTCCTCAATCACTTCACGCGCCCAGCGCGTGTCCGGTGCCCATACTTTCCCAGACGTGAAGAGGTCTGCGACTGCATTAAGCCGCACCATTTTGTCATTTCCCCGGCTTGGTGAAAACTCCTGCACCGGGATGCCCATCGCCCGAAGCTCTTGGATCAGCGGCGCGCCAGCGGCCTTCTTCTCCACAATGAACGCGTCGGGGTCCCATTCCTTGTAGTGCTTGTGCGCCGTTTCCTTCAACTCCGGGAACGCCATGCGCGCCTTGAACGCATCCAAAAGGATTACCTGCGGGCTGTTGCCCTCTTCCTCGTTGTACCAAACGCCCCACGTTGTACAGGCGCTGTAGTCGGAGTTGTTCTTGGTCTCGAACGCCGTGTCCCATGACTGGATCACGTAGTCGCAAGGCGGCGGGTCCTCACCCTCCCAGATGCGCCAGTGCTTCCTGCTGACGATCGCGCTGTTGTCGCTCGTGGGCTGCTGCATGTACTGGGCGTTCCAGTACTTGGGGTCCAAACTGGCCTTGGTGGCTTTCAGGCTGGTCAGCGGCCACTGCTCGGGCCACAGGCTCTTCTCGTTCTCGGTGCCTTCGTTCAGGATCGCAGGCAGTTCGACGATCTCCCATGGGATGCTCTCGGGGTTCTTGATCTGGTAGTCGATCAGCTTGCCTGTGAGGTCGAGGAGCGACCAGCGCGTCATGATGATAATGATCGCGCCCCCCGGCATCAGGCGCTGCAAGGGGCCTGTCTGGAACCACGACCACGCGGTATCAAATGCCAGTCTACTATTCGTTTTTACGTCTTGTTCGCTGTGGGGGTCGTCAATAACAAATAGGTCAGCGCCACGACCAGCAAGAGCACCGCCTACACCGGCGGCGTAGTATTGACCCCCTACGCTAGTACTCCACTTGCCCGCAGCTTTTTGATCGTCTGCGACGACGGTGGCGGGGAAGATTTCACGGTACTCCTCCGTATCCAGCAAGTTTCGGATGCGCCGACCGAAGTCCTCGGACAGGCCCGCCGTGTGCGTGCCCATGATGATCTTCTTCTGGGGGTACTTGCCGAGGAAATACGCTGGGAACAAGTAGGAGGAGAACTCGGACTTGCCCATACGCGGCGCGATGTTGATGATCACCCGCTTTTTCTTGCCCTCGATCACGTCCGTGAAGATTTTGGCCAGCTTCTTGTGGTGCGGCCCGATCTTGAAGCCCGGATACACTGACGTGGCAAAGCCCAGCATGTTGTCTTGGGCCGCCGCAAGGCGGGCGCGCTTCTCGCGCTCCTCCAAGTCCTGAAGAAGCTCAGCCTTCTCCGCCGCACTCATGTGCGGGAGCGCCTTTTGGAGCGCTTCAAGCTCCAGTTTGGTCAGGCTGGTCAGGGTTTTCACCTATATCCGTCACGTTTTCGTCGATTTCTGCGACAGATTCGCCCGACGTGTCTAATTTTTCGGGTTCCGTATACACATCGACCACGTCGATGACGCCCATGAACTTGCCCAGCTTCTCCTTGATGCGCGCATCGAGTTCGGCGTCGCTGGCGGGGGCGGTTTTGACCTGAATCTGCTCGGTGAACAGGCCCACTTCGGTGACCTTGCCCAGCAGTTGGAGCGCTTTCAAGCGGATGTTGGGGTTGGAGTTGCTCGTCTCCTCGACGATCTTGGCCACCGTGTAGCCGCGAAGCTCCTTGGCCTGCTCGATGAACTCCCAGTCGTAGGCGGTGAGCATGCCCGTGATGTGGCGCACGGCCTCGGGCGTCTTCAAGGTGGCGATGGCCGCCTTTTGCTCCAGCGTGTCCGTCTGGGTAGTCAAGGCCCCAAACGCTTTTCTGGCGTGGGCCTTCTCGATCTGGGCGTCCACCTCTTCGTCCGGAGGCGCGCCAATTTCTTCCAGCCAGTCGGATGTGGCGATCTTGGCCGACAGCAAATCCTGCACGCTGGCGTCATCCAGCGCTGTCATGGGCCCGGGCGGTGATACTTCCGGATTAAAGTGCACCAAGTGTTCCAGCATTTTGCGTAGGTAGGCGCAGGGCCTTGTAACCTCGTTGCCCGAAATGTACACTGCTTCTCGACGGCTGCGCAAGCGGTTGTCATTGCTATCTCCATTGCTTCGCCCCCGGTGTAACAGCCGGGGGCTTTTTTGTGTCTGGCGTTTGACACAGGTTTTCTGGATTTTTTGAAAAATTTTGGCGTGGGGGCCAAATTCTGGGAGGGGGTGGGGTCGGCTTTTGGGGTGTTGTGGGGCTGAGTAGACAAAAGGATTACAAAGTATTGAGTGTCGATGTGGAACAGTGTTCATGCAGCGCAGCCACGCCCGCCTCATATACGGGCTCCCACCCACCGGTAGGGTCGCCGCATCGCCAATTCCCTGCTGTCAAGGGTTCTTGGAAACACGTTGTGCTATAATAGATGCCATCGGTTGGGGTTCTCTCGCCGATCTGCCGCCTCGCCAGTTGCGAGGCTTTTCTTTTGGAGATTCAACTCATGTCTAGTTTCAACAAAGCCGCCGTGTTCGCGGTGTTCGCTGCGGCGGACAAATCGTCCGCCAGTTTCGCCGAGCAGTTGCTCGCCCTCGGGGTTGGGGACAGGGCCACCGCTCGGCCACTTGCTATGGAGTGGGCCAGCAAGAAGTACGGGGTGACGATCGTGCAGGGCCAGCGTGGTGACACCCTGCCGCGTGACAGCGCGGCAGAGAAGGCCATGAATCGTGTGCTGCAAGTTTGCTTCCCCAAGTCGGACTTGCCCGCCAAGCTGCCCAAGATCAACGCAGCCCGCGCAGCCGATCCCGTGGAGAAGTTGCTCGCTGCGTACGCCAAGCTCAGCGCGGGGCAAAAGCGCAGCTTCAAGGCCAAGCTCGCTTAGTTCCTGGCAACGTCTTGCGGACAACTTGTCCGCGAGTTTTTTCGTGGCGGCGCACGGGGGAGCCCGGGCCGCTGTTTCTTTTCCTGTCCAACCAAAAGGAGCTATCCCGTGAACCAACCTAAAACCGACCTCGCCCACCTCGCCAAGGAAATGCGTGTGGGCCTCTTCGCCACCGCTGCCACCTTCCCGCAAGCCCTGAGCTACGCCTACGGGGTGATCGCCACCCTCCCCAAGAAGGATCACGCTGCGGCCTTCACGGCCCTGCACGTTGTCCTGAACACCATCGCCAACGAAATCGACCCCAAGGAGTAACCCATGCCTTTATCCCAAACCGACCTCATGCGTCTGGAGGACGCTGTGCACCAGTACCTCAACGGCCAAGCGCCCACCGAGGAGGAGTTCGCAGCCCTCATGCCCGTGCTGGCCAGACTGTCCAGCCTCATCCAATCCACCATCTCCGAGGAGTAACCCATGAAACACATCTCCGCTGGCGCTTGCCTGTTCTTCCTCCTCGTGTGCACCTGCATCGCGATCATCATCAAGTAAGGAGCCCCCATGTCCAAGACCAACCGCTACGCCATCCACAAGTCAATCAAGCCCGCCTCACTGGCACGACTGGTTGAGTTACGCGAGGACTACGTCCGCATCGCTGCCGACCGAGCCAACAAGCAGCGCATCCTCGAAGAGGCAAAGGCACGCGACCAAGAATGGAGTGAGTTCATTCAATACGTGCGCCCCTTGAAGCAAGGCAAGCTGTTCCGGTAGGCCAACCCCGACTGGCGGACACCATGTCCGCCAGTTCTCCACAACAAATCAGTGAGAAACGCAGTGTCCACCTGTCCACGACCTTATACGCGCTGTGCAGGGGTGGTGGGCGTCCCGTAACCCGCATGAATGCTTGCTCTGACCCAGTCCATACCCACCGCACCTACATATATAAATAGGATTTTGGATATAGATATATATCTGCGTGTGCAAGTGGACAAATATTGGCTGACTCAAATATTCCCTCCTCTGGTTCGTTGAATAGGTTCCGCCAGCAGTGGGTTAGGTGGGTATGCACCCCGGAAAGCGTGTATTCATGCGGTCTCCCAAGTGTCCACGCCTTGTGCATCTTGCAAGAAATGCCGTGGACAAACGTCCAAGCAGGGCTACAATTACATCGTTTTATATCTGGAGCGACCATGACACCTGACGACGACTACGAAGATTTCGTGGAAAACGAAGTGATACAGCACGAGGGCAGGCCCCTGTTCGCAGCGGCGATGTGCACTGCGTGCCGCAAGATCAAGCCCCTCAAGGAGTTCCGGCGCTACCTCACGCCAGCCGAGGCGCGGTATCGAGGGTACAGCGGCAACCGCCGCATCGAGATCGAATCCGAGAAGTGTGGCGAGTGCCGCCTGCCCCGGCGCAGCAAGCCCGAGGAGTTCACCACGCCCGAACTCATGGACAAGGCGGCCAAGGGCTACATCAGTCCGGTCACGGCCAACGCCATCGCTGCGGACAGGCAACGCCGCGCAACGTCCGCAATGCGGACTGGTGCGAACAACCGCTGGGCTGCCGTGCGCATCAAGCAGTGGGATGCCCTGATCGACGCCATCAACGCCGAGTTGCACGACGTGCGCCAGCAGGCCAAGTACGCCCGGGAAAAGGGTGATCGGCCCAAGGTGGTCACGTTTGCCGTGGACTACGCCAAGATTCTGGTGAGGGTGCGGGCGGACTTTAAGCTGGAGCGGCGTCGAACCTCACGATCCCCGGAGCACGACCGCTGGCAATCCTATGTAACGCCCCGGGAGCGCAACATCATCTCGGCGCTGTGGAACGACATCCCGTTCAAGCTACGCGAGGCAGGCATGAGGGCACCCATGGCCTTTTCAGTGGACGACCGGACCGCCCCCAAGATGCCACTGGCCCCCGCGCAGACCATGCCCCAGCAAAAAGAAAAAGGAACGGTCACCTCTTCTTCCGAGGGCCAAACCAGTTCAGCCCAGCCTGACGGCCCCGAGCCGACGGCTTGGGAGGATTTTTGAACTCGCGGACAACCTGTCCGCAAGCCGCCGCCGGGACGGACTCCCGGCAAACCACTAGGAGAAACCAACCATGAACGA